AATACAATACAATACAATACAATACAATACAATACAATACAATACAATACAATACAATACAATACAATACAATACAATACAATACAATACAATACAATACAATACAATACAATACAATACAATACTTTATTTTTAAGAACTAATTAACTTAAAATTGATGGCATGAAGTCAATACGTGTATAACCATATAAATCTTTAATCTCTCTACTATTTTTTTTGATGTCTGCTATAAACTCTTTTAATTTTTTAAAAGATTGTGATTTGCAAATATTAGGTACAATTTTTTTTAAAATACAATCATCTATTACATCTTGTAAATTATCAACAGTATTGATAAAGAAGGCTTTGCATACTTCGCTAATAGTTGTATTAAACCCAATAGATTCTTCTAAAAACTCAATTTCCTTCAATCTTTTCATCAAGTTTCTTTTATAAACTTCCTCTGTAATATTTTTTTCAAGATACATAAGTCTTTGTCTATCTTTGAAATTTGCGTGGTCTTCAATTTTTTCTCTCATATGATGCAATTCTACTAATTCAATATGATTGATTTCACGATATAAACCAAATAGTATAGATATGTAAGTAGAATTAAATACATCCCCTACATCAAATATTTCTACTCTTGCCATGGAAATTTCCAATTTTTTTAAAGCATCTTCTTTTGCTAATTTATTAATATCAGATGTTATCATAACCTTATGATGTTTTACATATAACATCATATACTCGTCTATAATAACAGTTTTTCCATTTTTTATAATGTTTTTATGATATTGTTTATCTTTCTGTACATCAAGAATTGTTCTGTTTATATTTGTTAAAATGTTGAAACGGTTCGCGAAATTATCCTCACAAGGATTATCATTTGGATTACGAGGTATAACTACTCCATGATCTCGCATATATCTAAAGTATTCGGGATTATGGAGAACTCCTGATGTTTTGATAACCAACGTTTTCCAATCAAATGTGGTATGACACGAAACGCACCACATTTGATCACACCCAGAAGACTTCATTATAGATATATTACATTTAGGACATGGTTTGCTATCCTTTTTAATAAGTATGGCTGTATCTATATCTCCTTGTTCGCAAACATGATTATCTTCTTTGATTAAATGACAGTGTTTGCATGTTGTTTTCTCGCATAGAGAACAATACCCATCAGTGTTTACAAATCCTGGACATTCATTGTTTTCGCAAGGAAACTTATATTGTTTCATTTTTAAATTATCGTCTTTTTTATCGCGAGAAATAGATACCACATTAGTAAAATATTGTCTATGTGCTACAACTTTATACTTTTCCTCATAATATTCAATACTATCATTTTTAAGTTCTCCATTTGATATTTTATCCGCAAAACACTTTTCTATATTTTTAACATTTTCTAAACCAATGTTTATTTTTTTTCTTCTTTCTAATTCGGGTAGAGAACGAGGTATAAGCATTTTTTCTTCTTTAAAAACCAACTCTTTGATATTCCCGCGATACAACTTATCAATATAACTTTTTCCAAGTAAATTAATAAGTGTTATGCGAGTAAATCTTTTTTTACAATTCATGCAATTTTTTTCTACTTTAAGTGTTGTTTCAACATGATATTTTAAACAGGTTGAACAACATTCAAAGTCGCAATAAATGCATTTCTTAATTGCCGAAGGAGTACATTTGCTCATACAAATGATGCATTCTATCTTATCATGTTTTGAAGCAGACGAAGTAGCAGAAGCAGACATTGCTTAAGTTATCTATTATACGACAGCCCCACCTATCAATTTTTATATTTTTTATGTTATATAAGGACAAATTTATAAAAAAATGAATAAAAAAATATATTTTATTATGGGTATAAAGATAAAATTATAAACAGTATCTAATATAATATTTTACATCTATGGACTTTTCATCACTATAAACAGGGTATATCATGAAAGAATGTTTTTTTATTTTAGATAGATTTAGTCTTATTGGTATTTTATTATAAGTTTCTATTAACAGTCTATCATCGGATATTAATTCACGTATCTTTTTTTTATACCATAATTTAAGATTTTTAGATATATAATAATCATCAATTATAATAAACTCTCTAATTTCAACCTCTACTTTAAATATTTCAAGTAATGTTGCTTTTACATCATCCATATTATTAAAATGTTTTGGAAACTCATAATATTCAGTACTCTTAACAAAGAAATTATTAATTATAGAATTATCTTTATTTATAGGCTCTCTATAAATATCATTATTCAATAATTCTCCATTATGCTTTAATAATATATTTTTAGCACATTTTTCCATTAATTCGCATATATTTTTACAAAATGATGTGCAATATACTGTTGGCTTAACATATTTATCTCCCCAATGTTTTATTCGCCCAGTTATTCTACCAAATAATTGATACATATTATCATTTTTAATATTGTTATATCCAAATATTGCGGATGTGAAACTTCCAAGTTTTTCAGATACCAATGTTTGTCCCATTCCAACACAAAGAAATCCTGTAAATACAATAGGTCTTTCTAATAAATTGAATTCTTCCAAATATTCACCAATTGTATCACCCAATTCTCCGCTATTAAAAACTAATGGTATCGTAATACAATTGTCTGTATAAGTATCATAATATCTAATAGATTTATCAACACCATTCAAAGTAATTATTATGCATTTTTTATTGTATTCAAAAATTAAATTACGCACATATGTATGTGTTTTTATTTTTTTAAAGGCAGGTATAAATGTTCGCGTATTGTTATCTAATATTTTTGGATGTTTTTTAAGAATTGCGTCTATGTAATTCACATTGTAATTCTCGTCATATGTATAATCTTCAATATTATTCAAAGGTGTATTTTCCATACATTCAAATATAATATCATCAACTCCTGCATAATTCTCATCATTATATTCGCATAGTTTAATAATCTTAATGTTAGACCAAAATCCATTACTACACCATATAGTATCTGGAGTAGCAGACATAGCAATTATTCCGGATACTATATTAAAATTATTAATATGCTCTATATTTGAACGTAAATTATATTTTTTATTTGTAATATATTTATGTAATTCATCAAAATATACAAAACACCTTTTGTATAATGTATTTTCTTTTTCGATATATTCTATATAATTAAAGCAATCTATAAAACGACGCGTATTACTACAAGCAATTATAATATGAGGCAAATTGTCAATTTTATTAGAAAAATTGATTAATCCTTTTAAACTTTTTATATGAAATAAGTTTCCATCATACTTTGATGAAAATACGCACACTGATTTATCACCATATTTATCATTAATTTCTTCAAGTCTGTTTGAAAATTGTTTATTATTGAGTAATGTATTCATTGTAAATACAATATGAACACTTCGACCCTTTGAAGGATTTTCATTTATTTCTTCTAAAATACTTTTTATAGTTATAAAAGTTTTACCCATCTGCGTAGGTAAAATACATAATTTCAACTTATTTTCTTGCATTTTTATATATTTTTTAAAAAAAGGGGTATCAATTTTTATTTAAGTAGTTTATTATCCAAGTTATTTTTATTCATTATAAATAGAATGAAAGATTTAATATCTGTAGATGAGAGTAAAAATACATATTCATATGACAGAAAAGATTATGTAAGAAATGTTAGAAAGAATATTTATATTAATGATAAAAAAGAATATATAAAAAAAGATAACAAATATATCGTAATAGAAGACTTTAAACGAAAAGATAAAGGTAAAACATTGATTTTGACAGAAAAATGGACAGAAAAACCCTGCGAGCAAGATTGTTTATTACTAGATAAAATATGTAGTTTAAAAACAAAAAAATGTATAACTCCTTCAAAAGCAAAGAATGATAAAAAATAATATGTAATATAAAAATATAAAATATATAATGATTGTATGAATATATTAATCATACTTATAGTTGATGTATTCAACTAATAATTAAACACCTATAATTCTATTTTGTACAAAGAAATAGGTATTATAGTAGAGTATTGTAATAGTGCGTTATAATCACCTTCAATATCGCAAATAATGCGTGGTGCATCATCGTCAGTATCCATCACAAATAATTCGCGATATAAGTTTTTATCTTTTACGTCTTCATCCTCGAAGAAGTAGAAAGTGTATTTGTTTCCTAGATTGTTAGCATCATCAATAATTTGTTTATGATCAAAAACATCATCCCATATTTTAACGATATCCTTACGCCTTACAGATTTAATATCTGTATATATATTGCCTCCATCATCATCGTCCATCTTTTTTTTTGTAATAATTTGCTCAATATGTTCAAATACATAACAATCGTCAAATACGTTTGTCATTAAAAAGTCTTTTGTCATTGAATTGACAACTTGCTTTGACATAGTCATAATTTATATGACTTGATTTGTCCTTTTTGATTGATGGTATTAAAACTTGGTTGGTTTATCGATGTTGGTGGGTAATTTATTTTTTAGGGTAGACTATCAGTTTTTATTTTTTTTAGAACATTTTTATTCTAACCTATAAATAAATTCATTTTTTCAAAATACTAATAATATTAAAAGGGTATATATCTTGTTTCCATAAAATATAAATTACATTTTTAAAAGTTTTGTTTTCAGTATTTTGTATAGAACCAGAATAAACACTTTTTTTTTCTTTCATTTTGTTAATATTATATTTACAATTATAACACATAGGTAAATCATTATTTAATGTTGAATATATATTTATATATAATCCTTTATCATGAGACAAATCTACAGTGTTATCAACTCTATATTCTATCATAAATCCAGATTTACAATTTTCTATATTATTCATATTACATTCTTCGCCACAACACACACAGTTGCATGAATTATGATAAAAGTTAATAAATGTTTTTAAATGCGTACTAGTATCATGTATGTTAAGTAATAAAGAAAAATAATTTTTAAAATTAATACTATCTGATACATTTTCACAAAGATAATCTTCGTCAATAATAATATTATTTATCTGTTTTATATCTTCTGTTTCCGAATCTACTTTTTCAATATGCTCAAATGAATAAGAGTTATAAGATGTCATTTGTTCTATATGAACCTTATATACTTATACTTATAATTCATTTTTTATTAAAATGAGTAGAAAAGCCTATAATCTTTTTATTCCAAGAATATATAGAATTGTTAGAAAGTTATAGAAATATATTATTATGTGCTAGGCTTTTCAAATGGATTGCTTAAGGTTTTTGCAAAATATTCATAATAATGGTTTTAAATAAAATGAGTACATAATTTGTTTTTTCATAGAATATATTCAAAATGTTAAAAGTTATAGAAATATATTATTATGTGCTAGGCTTTTCAAAATATATTCTTAAGGTTTTTGCAAATAGTTATAAAGAATGATGTTAAATAAAATGAGTACATAATTTGTTTTTTCATAGAATATATTCAAAATGTTAAAAGTTATAGAAATATATTATTATGTGCTAGGCTTTTCAAAATATATTCTTAAGGTTTTTGCAAATAGTTATAAAGAATGATGTTAAATAAAATGAGTACATAATTTGTTTTTTCATAGAATATATTCAAAATGTTAAAAGTTATAGAAATATATTATTATGTGCTAGGCTTTTCAAAATATATTCTTAAGGTTTTTGCAAATAGTTATAAAGAATGATGTTAAACAAAATGAATACATAATCTTTTTTATTTGGAGAATATATACAAAATGTTAAAAGTTATAGAAATATTAAATTATGTACTCAAAATATATTCTAAAGGTTTTTGCAAATAGTTATAAAGAATGATGTTAAACAAAATGAATACATAATCTTTTTTATTTGGAGAATATATACAAAATGTTAAAAGTTATAGAAATATTAAATTATGTACTCAAAATATATT